TAATCCCTAACCGTTGGATATAGGTCTTTTGGCTCTGTTTCAAACTCTAAGCCGGATCTGCGTTGGTTAACTACCGTCCAGTAGTGGCCGCCTCTCGATGATTTAACCACATAACAGTGTTGGAACTCAGGATGCAGAAACTTGAATATCCAGTGCCTATAGTTGGTCTGTTCGAATACCACATGAACCAGATCGTTAGCGTGGTGTGTATCCATTAGAACACACTCCAATTATCTGCTTGGACTGGTTGTGACCAACCACTAACCTCATTCTTGAAGACATCAGCTCCTTCACCTGCTTGCTGTAATCCATATTCACCAGCCTCGCAGATATGAGAGTACTTGTTTTTATCTGGCTCATCCCTGTACTTTTCATCACCAGCAACCTGAACACGCTTATAACAAAACCCACCAGCTAAACCTTTTCTCCATTCCTTGCATTTAGGGCTAATCATAAATGCTGGCTTACCATCCATACATAAGCGCTTCATTGGGTTAATGATACTAGCCCTGCGTATTAATGGATTGTTAGTCAAGGTAGGCTGTACCATTGTTAACCCGTGTGCCCATAATATTCTGAAAGGCGTATCATCAGTTGCTTGACCTTTGTTATCGCCGGATGGATCACCTCCACCCCTAGCAAAAGTAAATCCAGCGTAATGAGTGTTGATATACTCCTTCAGATCAGGCGCAAATGTAGCCGCGCTAGTGTCCTCAGTAATATATTCATCAAATGCTATGTATCTTCCTATATGCGGTAAATACTGAATAAAACCACAAGCTGGTGTACGCCCAAAGTCAGCACCAAGAATGATAGGATAGGCTGGATCAGGCTTATATTCCTCTTGAAGACAATGCACACTATCAACGTACTCAGGGTATACAGGCTTGCCACTTGATACAAACCCGTACTCGTTGGCTAAATTAACCTTTATCCAATCGTAAGATTTGCCAGCCATACCCCTAATGTAATAACCATCTGGGAGATTATGGATATTCTCTGCGTCTGGATTAGGCACAAATGAATCACCTTTAGGTATAACGCCTCCTGGCTGCCGAAGGAATACCCAGCCGTCCGGCCTATCCTCCTCTGCCATCTTGTAATACCAGTGATCTTCATCAGGGGCGTTAGTGTCACCTATCATTCCATGCCATGTTGGAGAAATACCACCTGCCGCCATTGATGGGTATCGCCCATGGCGCAAGTCAGCCATATCAACAATAGCTTTAGGCAGCTCTTTCATTTCATTAAGCCAGAACCCTGTACACTGTATGCCACGCAATTTCTTGACCGCATCAGCCCTATCTAAAGCAAGAAATATTAACTGTGACTGAACTATCGTCCCATCATCCAAGAAGAAATCCAGATGATGCGTGGGAGGCTCTAGGCCGCCACCAACGTAACGACCAAGATCACCGAATAACTCAAGCCAGTCTTTGATCGTTGTTGATGTTAAATCAGGATAGGTGTTTCTTACTGCAATATATCGAGATGGCCTAATACCTTGCGCATTAGGCTTTTGTTGACACATTAGCTTGAATAGCTTCTGGCAGCTCTCTACAGTCTTACCGCTACCTAACGGACCCATAATGGCAGTAACACGAGCTGTTGAATTGTAATACTCATTGAGTACTGCGCCCTGCGACGCTCTTCTAATCTCGATCTGCATTGCCAGTTAGATCAATAACTTTTACTTGAACCTTGCCTTCTAGCTCTCCACTAACCTCTACCGCTTTTAGTTTAGGCTCAATGTAATTAGCAACTTTATCCCAACCGTCTAGCGCTGCCTTCCTTGTAGTAGCATCAGAATCAATATCCGCTAACTTTTGCAACTCTACCGCGTTCTCTGCCATTCTAAGCACGGGATTAAAATCATCACCGTACATTTCCTGCAATTTATTAAGCAAGAAAGCCTTGTTCTTGTTAGGACTACCTTTACGACTTGGCATATTCCACACTCTGTAAATAAGTAATTGATAACCTTACACTATAAAGATGAGTATTTACTCACATAAATATCTTAACTAGACCAATACAGACCAATACACCCACTGTGATTAGTAGTGGGGCAATCTGGCTTTTGTTCCAGTAATCGTTATAGCCTTGAATCTTTTTCATGACTCACCTACTTATACTTTTGCATATCTGCTTTGCTCGGAGTCCATAATGTATAACCGAACTCTGGCAAATGATTACCTTGGCCTGATAGTGAAGCAATCTTAATTAAACATGCCTTTAGGTTTTCCACTTCCTCTTTCAGAGCTTTTACTTCCTCTTCCGCATTGTAACGAGGTTTGCGTGTTTTCTTTTCTGTATCAGTTGATAATAATTCTTGGTCCATTTCGCTTCTCCTGTAGGTTTCGTTCAGCGATTTTAATTTTCTCGTCGATTAATATTGCAGACGTTCTAGCTTTTGCACCTTCGATTACTAGCTTTCGTAAATGCTCGAACATGATGCGCCCTTCTTTACCACCTTTAGAGCACATGAAAGCCAGCTCTTGTAGCATCTCTGCTGCTTTGTCTGGCGTGTCATCAATTAGGCAATCTGTCGCCTCTTTGATTAACCTGTCTAACTTAATGTCATCATTCATAACTAAAGTCTTATATTAAATCTTTAGTAGTGAGAATTTAGCATCACCCGTTAAGGTAACTGTTAAGTTACACTCTGGGAGTTTAATTGTATTTGTTGCATTTGCGGTCCATGCTGCACTATCAATATCCTGTGCTGGCAATCCATCTACTGAATAAGACAAAGTTACTGATCCAGACGTCATAGATGCAGTTGCCGCATATTCACCTTTAAATACCGCTTGTGTGCTAGTTACTTCAAATAACATAATTTTTCTCCTAAATGTTTATATCGGAATAAATTGTTTTGATCCTAATCGAAGGTTATTTGTGCGCCCGAGAAATAAGCAAAAGCATCACCTGTTTTCCTTTTCCATGTAAACGGAATTTTACCATCAGCATCAACAGTGAAATTAAAGGTGATTATCTCAGGTGTAACCGCAGCAGCATCTAATTCTTTAGTTACCCCATCATAGGTATACTCTGCCCGTCTATCAGTAGCAGTAGTATCCCTACTGGCTGTAATAGACAAAACACCTGTGGCTCCTACAGGCAAACCGGAAAACTGGCAATTTACAATACTATCATCTGATGTATATACACTTCTCGAAAGCAAGGCATCATTAGTTAATGAGTTTGAAGTATCCCCTGAATTACCACGTCCTTCCGTGTTTGCTAATACATTAGTTCCTTCCAGCACGAACCCAAGATTATTTACAGTGATCCCGTTAGTATCAACCATGCTGAAATTAGTTACGGTTGAATTAAGAATAAACCCGTTATTAATATTACCGTTTACTCTATCACCAGAGTTATTAACATATGTATTAGTACCAATCACGAATGTTTTCCCAGCGTAATTAGCATCAGGTATGCTCAAAATATCTTTTGATAGTTGATTACAAACGAAACCAGCAAAACCATAGTCACCCGATGAACTTACAGGATGCACACCATCTCCACTTAATAACCCTGAATTCAACTTTGTGAAATTGTAATAATCAATCATAGGCGCAGACTTGGCAGCATTCCAAGCGTTAGGGGTAAGATCTTGGATGATAGGGTAAAACAGATTATTGTTAAACGGTTCTGAACCATTACTATCTGGGGGAACATCAGCATAATTCCTCCAAGTACAACCACCATAGTTTACAACCCAGCCAGCATCTAAAGCCGTTTGTATGGTCGCCCTCATGTTAGCATCAATATTATCCAATGTACTTTGGCTGGCTGTCGCATAAGGTCGGTTGGTAGTTACATCATTACCTGACCCATGAATCACTACAAGTACATCTTCTAAGGCAGCGTGAGTTACTACAGCGTTACTCATGTTTGTCACATAAGTTCCCGATGATGCACCAGATTGTGTTTCCGCAATGACATTCACAGATAATCCACGTTCAGCGAAAAATTGCTCTGCTCTTGTTGTTTGCAAATTAAAAGCACCATTCATAATAGAAGCACCAAAGAAGATGATGTTCTTAGGGATGAATCGCACTGCAACTAAATCAACAACAAGAGAGCCAACCAAGCTACCAACAATAGGATTAACTAAACTCATAACACTTCACCAAAATAGTTTTAATTATTATACCACACATAAAAAAGGACGCTAATCTACGCCCTTATCGAATACCTCTTTCAAAGCCAAATACAACTTCCTTTCGGCTTCTCTGTGTTGCTCTAACGTCTTTGACTGATGGTGCTCTTCAAAGCTCTTTGCTAGATCGTTATCTTTCATTAGTGCTTCGGATAACCATTTAACGTCCACTGTTGTTAGTAGCATTTTTCTGTTTCCTTACGCATTCAACACAATAACCTTCTTTTAAACTGCTACTCCACAAGCCGCAACCGTCGCATATACCTTCTTTGTTTTTATCCATATATTGGCCTCTGTCCTTTATCTAGTTCCCAGTTCTGCTCTTTGTAGCCGCAAGTGCAGATTTTTGAACGTTGACTCGTTAACAGGATCATTCTCTCTCCGCACTTCACGCAATGTATTTTCATTTAGTCGCCTTATGTGTTGTTGTATTCTGTATCTTTCCACTAGTGACATCATTATGTTTTAATTTTGATCTGAGTAAAAAAACCCTCACTGGGAGGGCAAAAAAGGACGGATTGTAAAAGGAGATTGCTATTTAACTGATAGCTCAGAGATTCGATCACCACCTTATAGGGTTGGTTAATCTGTGTCGGGTATTTCCTGCTTGCAGCTTTAGAATAGACTACCTAATAAAGTAAAACAAGGTGGCAATCGCACCTGATACACCAGAACCGATTATCAGCCAAGCTAGCTTGGTTCCAATGCTTAAAACGTGAGAGTTAGACGTTATGCGAAGTTCTAAACGTTTCTGATTATCTTCGAGATTATCAATCTTACTTCCAAGCCGCTGCATGGTCTTTTCTGTCTGATCGTGCTTTTCTTCAGATCGTGTTGTCTGTCGCACCAACTCAGTCATTGCGTCTGCTAACTTTGAGATGCTGTTCTCAATTCTTACGTTAGCTTCTTTCAGAATGTTAAACTCTTCACTTTTATTCATCGTCTAAATGCTCAAGCTCTCGTTTAATAACCGTCTTAATAATCCAGATTGCGGTTGATAATGACACGCTGAACATGATTGCTAGACATATTGCGAGTATTTCTCTGCTTACGTCCACTTATACCTGCTCCCTTAATTATGCCCAGCAGTAACCCTATGTCGGCAATCAACATGAAATGACTGTAAGCATTGTAAATACTTATTCGACCCATCATTTCTTCGAATGCCACCAAAAAACAAAATACCATAATAGCAAACTGAATTATCAGGCATAGTGCTGTCTTTTCATAGCTAGTGATACTTACAACACCAAGCAACACCAGAACTACCCATGCTTTAGCGGCCATTGCTACAAAGAACCACGGGTCTGGAAATAAAAACAGAAACACTGCTGACAGAATGAAATCAACAAACATTAGAAATGCTGTGTACCCATTCTTCCCTATAGCTGCGGCATAAACCGCAACTACAAAGAACATCAGAAACAGAATTGCATCAATCATCGCTTGCGATTCTTGCTAGGTTTTGGTTTTGAAGTGTATTGATTTTTCTTAGCTGGTGTTTTTTTAGCAGCCATTTTGAAGCCTCTTCTGATTGATTAATTTCGTGCAGTATAACAACACTAAGCCAGATCGACAAAATACCTAGTAGTGATAGTCCTATGATGATTTCCATTGTATTTCCTTATATAACTCACGTTTAAACTCGCACATGCTTTACATGACGGTTTAACTTGAGTTGTTATGAGTCTGCCAGCATTGCAATAAGCTGGTTAAGCTCTAGAATCTGAGTTTCGTAGTATTTGGCTATAGCTTCATTCTTTCTGGTCGTTCTACCCAACCTCACATCGTGGTCAGATAGCAGCTCTTGAGCGCACTCTAGCCCATACTCTAATGCTATTTTTATTCGATCAACAACTGTCTGCTCTATATGTATGTAAACTGGTTCACTCATAACAAATAAATGCAGCGGATTCATCGCTGCGCTCCTCTCTCGCTGATTTTGGGGTTATTTGCTCTTCCATTTACCGATACCACCCTCAATAAAACCGCCACCGAAATAAAATGTCACAATGGCAAACATGATCTCGCCTATGTAAAACTCGCTAATAACCTGTTTAGCTTGGTCAATATCCGCTTGACCTGCCAACGTCATACCTAGTACCAAAACAAAGCACCCGATAAACGTGAAGGTAAAGATCAATGCCAGGTATCTCTGAGCCACTTTAAACGGTGCGTAGGCGTTAATAAGATCAATCTTAGCTTTTGTTTTTGCTTCGATCTCTTCTTCTTTGCTGGTGTGCATATCATCAATCAAATCAATCCCTGACTTGATAATGTCACCAGAACCTAAAATTTTACCTATGATCGCTGGAATCATTGTTACTCTCCTGGTTTGTATAGTTCGAAGTGCGGGCCATCAAAAAAGTTATTAAAATCACCACCCCATTTAACCTTATGATCAATCAACCCTAAGCTGTAAAGCTCGTCTGTAATCTGCATAATACGACCCGCCATGACTGCAAAACCTTTAGTATCATCCCAGTCTATAGGATAGGGCGCAGCATCAACCGCCATAGATGGCGTGCTATTGTGTTTTGAGTTAGGCCACATCACTTTGGTCGTACCAGACCTAAACGCTATATCCTGTTCTTTCTCTGTTCTATGTCCACATAAGATAGAAACATCATCGTATTCAATCAGAGTGTTGAATATCTTCTGTAAGTCAGGATGACATGTTTCCAGCCTTGTTTTACTTGTTATTCCGTATCTGTAGCTCATAAAAAATCACTCGCGCAAATCATTAATACAAATAGAAACATTATGAATTTCATTATAACGCACCCCAAACTTCTTTAAACGACTTCGCATCCCGCAAATCCTTAACACTCGGTCGCGTAGCCTGGTGATCTTCAATTGCATGTCTGCGCTTTACCTCCTCTTCATCTGGCTTGATATTCTTTCTGTCGCTGCGTTTGATAAACATAGTGTTTTTATTTGGTGTCATCATTTTTTGAATCTCACTTTTTTGATTTTGCCGAAACAGCCAGTGAACAAATCGACATTGAATTTTCTAGAAGGTTGAATCACTAGGTGTTTACCAGTCTCAAACGTCACTACAATGGGTTTTTCTGTGTTGTTGATCATTATGCAACCCTCTTAATCCACAAATTACCATTTCTATCGGTTTTTGTTTTACATGATCTACCTAGCTGGCTTGATGCATACGCAAGAGATGCCCTAAATGAAACCACATCTTTTTGACCTAAATCAGCCATTACTGCCTCCCCAACCGATAACTTTTTAATTTGATTTTTAACAAAATCTGAGTAACAAGCTGACGACGCGCTATCGAACGGATTCATTTTTAACCCC